AACTCGCCAACTTCCGTACTCTGTTTGCCAGAAAACTTCTCTAGCTCTTGGTGCATCTGTACGAGGTCTTCGACAGACTTACCTTGGTACTTTTCTGGGATTTCAGGTTCTTGTACAGGTTGTTCCTCTTCGTGAGGAGTCTCTACGGTATCCTGTGTGTCGAGTTGATCTGTTGTTTCTAAGTCCTCTTCCTGACGCTCATCAATAATTGTCGCTCTTGACATCACTAAATTTTACCCCGCCTTTGTAGGTTATGGAGATTATTATGGGGATTGACTCTCCTTTCGTTGAGCTTCCCTTCCTTTTCGTCCAGCCTCTTCGTGTTCTCGAACCCACTTCATGTGCCTTCCGGGGAAGTCACCAGTAGAACCGTCGAGTATGCACGGAGTCGCTGAGACAATTTTTGTAGCGTTAGCACCACAGCCGCACCTAATGGTTGTAGTGTCTTGATCTACAAATTCTTCAAATATGTGTCCGTTAGTGCAACGAAAATCAAATACTTTAATCATTATCTGTGTTAAGCTCGTCGTAATTAGTGTTTGTTGTAGACTCTAAATTTAAAATGTACGCTAAGACGTTTATCTGTCCTTTACGCATGTACAAATCATTAGCATCTTTAGTAGCTTCAACACTATTAATCACTAAAGCATTTTGGTTTAATTCTTCAGTTAGCTGTTTCCAACCATCAGTAGAAAACAGGGTGAAGTAATTATCGTAGTACTGTTGTGTTTCTTGATCTAGCGAGGCCATAAGGTTATCTCTTGTATACTTATATGTTAGTATATCACAATTTTAAGTAAAAGTCAAGTCTTTTTTTTGGTACTTTTACGCCTTTTTCCTGATGCTGTCACAGCGTACTTGACACGTTTTGGGCCTGTTTTCTTAGCCTTAGCCGCCTCTTTTTCTGCTTTGGTCATCTTGGCGGCTACCGCTTTGGGTCTACAAGCTGGGTAAGGACGTTTAGAACCTTTGGCTTTTTTACGGCCACACTTCTTTCCGGTCTTTATGTCAACCCAATCTTCTTTGAACCATTTGGTTAAGCCGCCTTTAGACTTAGGCATAAGTACCACCACGTTTTTTGTACGTCTTTACCAGCCAAGCATTAGCGTACGCACTGGGGTACACATCAAACTTGCGCTTGGCTTCTGATTTAACCCTAGAGTAAAGAGCCTTGTTCTTTACGTTAGAGGGTATAGTGCTTTTCTTTGTTTTACTTTTTGCCTTTGCCACGATTACGTAACCCCTTAAAGTCAGCTCCTGTAATTTTGTTTCGTGGTGAAGATACACGAGCTATTTTCTTTTGCTTGGCTGAATAACCTTTTTTACCTTTTGGCATTACTTCTTCACCTTCTTTTTCTTTTTCTTCTTAGGCTTAGATTTGTACGCGCCCATTCCGTAACCCATAACAGACTCCTTATTTACCTTTGTGGACTTTTTGAACTTCAAAGTTTGCAGACTTAGACGCACCCTTGTGGGGCTTATAACCGCCTGCAGGATTTTTCATCAACTTGTAACTGTTACCGCTTTTCATCCAGTGGTAACCTTTAGGTGCTTCGACTTTCATAATGTTTACCAGTTTTTGCAAGACCAGTATCTTGCTGTGAGTTTACTAGGTTTGTTAGTATCACACTTGTGCCTAGCCCTGAATGACTTACGCCGTGCTGGCTGATCCTTTTTAATCTTCATATTAGCGTCACCAAAGCGTATAGTCTTTGTCTTTTCGCCTTCCTTGGCTACTACTACAAACTTTTTGGTTGGGTGATTAGGAGTCCGCTTCGGCTTGTTGTACCCGCTTACTCCTGCCCGTTCCAGTTTTGGATCCTTTTTCTTGGGCATTAACCTTCTCCTCCAAGGAGTCTAAGCGTTTCTGGAGGGATTCCACCCTGTCCTTCTGTTCTTTGAAGGCTTGGTTGATTTGTCCCAGCAGGTTGTTCATTTCGGTTTGTGTCATTAACATTTTGACGTTTTCCTTCTATTTCACTTTCTCTAAGTAGGGCGTCTGCAACTTTGAGTCTACGCTCAAATTCTTTGTCGTCGTTGTCTCCAACTTGTAGGTTGCGAGTAATAGCGTTGATTTTGTCAATCTGAAGCTCTTCAGGTGCAAGTTGAGTTTCCACAGAAAGCTTCTGTGCTCTTGATTGAGACTCAGCAGCTTGTGCGTTGAGAGCAGCTGTTTGACTCTGCTGGAACTGAAGCTGTGATTGTTGTGCCATCATAGCCATCTGCTGTGCTTCAGGATTAGGTTGTGCCGCCTGTTGCATTGCAGCAATAAGTTCCTCACGGTTACTGAGGTTCATGTTGTCAATAATGCTTTGAATCAACACAGGGTACAGAGGACTGTCTTGCTGCATAGTTTGCAGAAGTTGTACCAGCTGAGTAACCTCGTACTCACGAGCAATAATACCCAGAGTGCTCGTAGCGTTAAACTTGTAGTCAGCTACGGGATAAGACTCAGGGTCAAACTGCATGTATCGGTGTGCAGCTTTGGTAACAAAAGGCAACAGGAAAGATTGTTGGAAGTTAATTAGCGTTCTTTTGTGGCGTTTAATAATAGCCCCGAGAGACATAGAAATACCAGCGGCAGTAGCTTCACCGTTAACACTGCCAGCAATTCCTGCTGAATCAACCGCTCCTGTAGCCTGTTGAACCATCTGCTGAAGTGATGCAGCCTGTGCAAAAGTAATTTGGCTAACTTGTCCAAAGTTAAACGGCTGGAGAACTTCACGAGGATCTCCGTTTGTAAGAATCATCTTGCCCGGACGTACCTCTGGTTTAGCACCGCGAGGTAGTCGTGTAGCGTCGATAGCCATCATCGGGTGGATTGTGAGGCTCAAGGCGTCTATTCTTGCTCTAAGCTCTGTATCAAGCGCCTTCTGGCTGTTGTAGCCCTTTTCACATACGCCACGACCCCAGAAACGTCCCGGTACTACGTCCCAAGGAAACGCAACTACTGGACGGTCGCCCATCATGTACGGATTAGCTTCAGCCTTCAGAAGCGTACCGCCGTTGGCGATAACAACGATAGCCTCTACGTACATAGAGTCAGACTCTACATCTACACCCTCAGCTTCTAGTAGCTCACGAGGTACAAGACCGTAGTACTTAGTTAACCTGACCTTGTCATCGTTGTAAAGCGTGAGGTCTTGGTCGGGTTCTAAATCGGTATCTGCGGCTGCGGACTCAATAAATGCGTCCCGATAAATGTTTTGCTCTTGTAGTAACTCAATACTGTGCTTGCTAACAAACTCATCAATAGCTACTCCGTAAGCGTCTTCAACTGAAGTAGCTACAGGATCAATCAGGAAGTTCTGGGGTAGTACAGGTTTGAGCTTAACAACAACCCTATCCGTAATGTTAACGCCCACAGCCGTGAGATCCCCACCCATAACGGGTTGAGTTGCTGGAGCCATTTCTTTAATTTCTTCAAGGACCACCTCCCCTATACCTGTACCAAACACAGCGGCGTTAATCAAACATTCAGCCACTGCTTTACGAACTTTGCAAGCCTCAAAGTCTTCGGTAAGTTTTTTTCGCAAGTACATAGCGTCTTGTTTTTGATTATCTAAGACGTCATCTGCAATATCAAAAAACTTTCCTCTACCAAACGTGGCTTCTTCTAGCTCTGCTACGTTAGATTCTACAGCCTGCTGAAGCGCAGGAGCGATAATTCGAGAACGCTCTGATGCTCTTTCCGAGTCAGCAGGATCCCATTGACCTCGCCATAACCGATAGTATTCCTCAAATTTTTCTTCGTAGTTTGACTCATAGTAATCTCTCCAATCTTCACACTTAGTAATTACCCATTCTTCCAGAGATTCTTGAATCATTAACGGGTCTGGGCTGTAAATTTCATCTGCCATAGTGCTATCCTTAAATAAGTGCTACGCTGTAACCAAGTGTAAAAAACACTACGGCAGAAATAGCGTAGATGCCATACGTATTAAATTTTCTAAAAACCATTAGTATCCTGCCACTACGTCTAATATTTCATGATCGTCGATTTCGTAATCGTAGTCGTAAGCAACTTGTGCTAGTTGATCTACGTAAGCTAGTGCGTCTACCAAATCGTCGTGGGTCAGTGGATCTGGAAACTGAAACAGTTGGTCTAAGAATCTGTTGTTCCACTCGCCCTTGTTAATTGCCACGTAACCATTTTCAAAGCGTCCCTGTAAAGCCCACATAACCCTGTCAGTTTTCTTTCGGTTACCGTGGGTTAACTCTTCAACACGAAAGAACGTCCCGTATCTTTTCATTAAATCTGTTAGGGGAGACATCACAGCTTGTTTTGCTATGCCTCTTTCAATACCAACGCTAACGGGTCTGTAGTCTCTAACGGCCTGAAATATCTTGGTGGCAGTCTCGTCAAGGCTCCACCGCCCATGTATAATGTTATCAACGTACCAACCATCAGGACTAACTTTAACAACAGCGATTGCAGTTTCATCTAGTTTTGTGTTCTTGGTTCGTTTTTTGTTTACTTCCTCAAAGCCAGCTAAGTCTACTGCTATGTAGTAGTTTCCACCTTCTGGTTCTTTTCCGTAGTAAACCCAGTCTTCTTTAAACATTTCAGAGCCTCTTGCTTCAAATGAGGCCATAAACTCTTGTCGGAAGGCGTAACTCGACATTGACTTTTTTGCCGTGTCAATTTCTTCAGGGTCGAGGATGGGGTTGTCATAACTGGTAAAGTGCCACCCCTTGTAAGTTTCATCGTCTCCTAGCTCCGCAAGTTTGTACAGTTCGTAAAAGTGGTTCCTGCCCATAGGCGTACCTATAAACATCGCTGAACCCTTTTGGTCAGCTAGTGCTGGACGGAGGATCTGCTCCCATACGTCAGGCTTCATGTCTGCGTACTCGTCCATCACGAGAAACTTCAAGGACACACCACGCATTGTCTCTGGCCTGTCGGCTCCCTTGAGACTAATCGTGGCCCCGTTGACCAGCTTGATCTGCAGGTTGTTAATGTGTGAACCCGCAATCACAGGGTGTCCTAGCTCTAAGAGGGTCTGCCACATGATGTCACGGGCTTGTCCCTGCGTAGGCGCAACGTAAAAAACTTGTCCTTTATCAGACTGCAGTGCGTTAATAATTAACATCCACGCAGCGAGTCGGGACTTCCCTGTCCGTCTTCCGGCAGCGACTACCTTAAACCTAGTAGGGTCAGAGTAGACTTCCTGCTGCCAAGGTAACAGCTGTACGTTTAAGTCAGTCACAAATTTTATAACTTAAGTAAAAAGTAAGTGCTCCAGTTACAAGAGGCAACAACATTAAACACACTAACGCAAATATTTCCAAGCGTTAGCCTTCCCAGCCTGAGTCCCCCTCTCCAAACGTTCCGTCGTTATTCGTATCGCAAAATCTCTGCCACGCTTGCATATTAAACGTGTAACCCTCGCTCCAAGGTACGTAAGCCGCACACCACTCAGTAGATCCTACTTCAATCCCGTTAGAAGGGGAAGGAACAAAGTCTCTCTTAGTGTTAGCCTCTAGGGGTGTAAAATAGACGGCCCCGTTGTTGTACGTTTTTTTAGAAAATGTTTGTTGTGATGATACAAAAACACTTTCACTGTCGTCTAAAGTGTACG